ATCATTCCACCGCTTGCCGTCTCTTGAATAAAAGCCTTGGTTGGGAAGATACATACATCTTAGGCCGTTAAGCTTTGGCATCGAGATCACGTGGCCAAACTTCGATGCGTCATACACAGCAGCACGCATGAAGGAGGCTGCGATTGATTCGTCTTTTATTTTAATATCTTGCATTTTGTTCCTAAATTAATATTCCCAAATCCACTGTTGAAATCCTAGCATACCCTTAAGCTTCACCATACGACGCATCTCGAAGATCACGTCGATGGCTACGTTCTTAGGATGTTTGATCTTGATCTTATAGAGAGCATCCCCGGCGACAGAGGGTGCGCCTTTGTCTGTTGTCTTCTCTGGCTTGTATCTTAGCTGCTGGTGTAGATACTTCACGACCTGATCGGGACTGCCGGGATTGAGGTCGAAGCCCACGAGGATCTTGAGGACTCGATTGAGTTGCTTATAGCGTTCTTCACATCGTCTGACTATATATCCCCTTTTAACGGGATCGAAGTGCATTCCGTGGAGGGACATGAAGGCGTAGTCTGCGAGGGATCGACTAGCTTGATCGACAGAGTCTTGAAGTCCACGGTCCCTTGAGATGAGGTCAATCTGACCGTAGTAAATCTCTCGGAGGACAATAACGTCTTTAACATTGTAAGCGCGGAGCTGCTCAAATTGTGCTCGATTGCGAGGATCAAAGTTCCCTGCTTCATCTTTGTGGAAGGGTCTGTTAGAAAAAAGCGTTGTCTGATGGGCCAGAGACTTCTCAGCTTCCGGAAAGATTCTGTGGCCTGCGACCATGGTGTCATAGATATCAGTTCCAAATGGGATTTTGTAGAAGGCGGCGAGAAAGCAGAGATCGAAGAGAGCGTTGTGTATGACGACTCTGCGTTTCTTTAGCTCTCTTATGAACCGTGCAAAGAAAACCACACCGACATTAAGATTGCCACCCCAATCGTACACAGGAACAGAGTAAACAGGGCTGTCTCCACACGCGATGGCAAGACAGGTGAGAGTGTTAGTCTTAGGATGGGTTTCGATGTCGAAGAAGATCGGACCTTCATGGTCGAAGACGCTTGTGCATTGGTCTGCGCGCTGGCAGTTGTAGACTTGGGGTTCAGGTTGAACTTTTTGGGGGTCATATGATAGGAGTTTCTTGATGTCTTGGGCGAACCAGAAAGAGTAGTTACTGCGCTTCGTTGGGGATGTGCTTTTGCCGTCGTCTTTGTCGAGTGCATCTTCATTGTCATTGTCTCCATCCAAAGCATCTTCCATAGCCCATGCGTCAACACAGTCTTGTGGCCAATAGGTTACGATGTATTGGGTTTTGTTGGCTGAGGTATAGACTACGCCGCGAAAGGCATCGAGGGTTTTATCTTTGGCGAGCGGTAGATAGTCTAGGGCTTTGGCTCCGGCAAAGATGATCTTCTTGATTCCGCTGGGCTTGTTGGAGTTCTTGAAGAAGTCGTCTGCAAAGGTTACAAAAATAGCAGATGGATTATCCAAGTCAAGATTATGATGAGCCAACACAGCACGAACAAAATCTCCGGCGGGTCCGAGGAGGATGCCGTTGTTTTCTTTATCAAATCTCGAAGGTCCATGGAGTACGAGGGCTATCATTAGGTGGTTAATTTAAGAGAAAATAAAAGGCAGACTTTATCCGGTCTGCCAGCGGTGCGATTGGGATATGTCTAACGTAGTGGTAAGGTGTTCAATGAAGGGAGTTCACAAATCCCAGGTCGCAGACTCTCTCTGCGCTCTATTCCTTACCACAAAATCAAACCTCTTAGAAAGTCTCGCGGTCTCTCTAAGAGGCGCATGTCTACTCGATAGTAACCATTCTATCTGATAGACTTAAAATGCAGACAGGAGAGAGGCAACGCCTTTGACCTGCGAGAAATCAAACTGAGTGTTGTATCGCTTGATGATAGCCTCACCGTTCTCGTCGCGCTTGGCGAACTTGAGATCGCGAGAGTTGGAGGGATCGTCGCTGACATACTCGGGCTGAGACTGAACGAGCATATTGAAAGCGTGACCTTGCAGAGAGGACAGAACCTCAGCCACATCTACGTCGGAGTAATCTTCAGGGAGATTGTCATACAGACCGACAACCTGCAGCGGCGCGGCAAGAAGCTCAAGCGCAGAGTCCACGCCGTTCTTGTTCTCTAACATGATGTACATGTTGCCCTTCGAACCGAGGGTCTTATAGGTTGTGCCGTTAGCGATAGCAGTCTCGGGCGCAACGATCTCGCACTCACAGACAACCATCTTGAATCCCTTGCCGCTCTGGCGGGTCTCGGTGCGGTGGACAAGAACCTTGTACACGTTGGCGGGGATGAATCCGATCTTGACTTCAGTACCTTTTTTCATTTTAGTTTTGTTTGTTTGTTTGTTTACTAACACCGACAAATGGGGAGGAGCTTTCTGTGGGCCAAGTTGTTAAGCTCTGTTTTTAAGGACGTGATCAATCGTTACTTCGATCATCTTATCTGTAGCATACTCAAAGTCATACTCTCTAACGAGATGAGTTGCATTAGAGAGAAGACCTTCGTAGTTATTGATGTCGAAGCTATAGACATAACCGGTAACGCTACCGTCAGAGTTCTGTTTGACTTTAAGAATCACTCGGATCTCGGCTTCTTTTTCGGGATATAGTTTATTGGATTCAATTTGTTCGCTCATAATTTTAGGGCTTCAGAAGTTCTACTGCTATTTTGTTCAATGCCTTGACTACGCAATTCTCCATGGGATTAGGCAAGCCCCAGAAGATAGGAGTCTTCGCGGTGGTCACGCCGTCGGTCTGCGTGGCGAAGAAGTATTGGATCGTGTCGCTGCCTTTTTCTTTCTTTGCATAGACAGACCACACAGCAAGACACTCAGACTCGATGCCTTTGTTTGCCCACTCTTTACCTTGCACGTAGAGACGGCGGCGGGTTGTCATGCTGCCATCGAGGCCTTGAATAGGAACGATCTCTTCAAGGCCGGTGATGATGACGGTTTTGTTTAGGTCTTTGAGATTCGTACAGAGAGTCTGGATGCCGTCGTTATAGTTCTTCCAGATGTCAAAGCCCTTATAGATTTGTTCACACTTGACCTGAAGCTGGTCGATGGCGGCGGTGATAGAGTCGATCACGACGAGATCCTTCGTGGTGTCTTTCTTCAGCTTGTTCAGCTCGACCGTGAGCTTATCATAGCTGTCGATCGGAATGACCAGTCCTTCTGTGCGCACACGAAAGGGCATACCTTTTCGCTCGGCATCGAAGATAACTGTGCGTGCGGGATCTACGTTGCGGAAGGATGTAGACTTGCCGCAACCACTCGGACCCACGAGGGCGATTAGTGTTCGTGGCCATTTAGGATTTTGTTTTTCTACAGGGATTGTTTCCATATGTTTTAGTTTTTACCAAGCCAGAGGTTCATACTTAGTTATAGAACACTCCGACAAAAAGAGTTCAAGCTGTACGGCGTTCTGTGCAAAGCAGATACGCTTGAAGGGACAGCTCGGGCAGGCATTGCAAGCCTTGCCACTAGGCGGCGGGAGCTTATCGTGGGCCAAGGCTTCGTTGATATCTCTTGAGAAATTATCAATGCGATCAGAGACTTCCAATCCAAACTCTGTGAGTTGCTCCTCTGTGAAGCTCCAGTCTGGGCCAAGCCTCCACGCTGGGGCTGGCAGAGAGATCTGTACGATCAACGTGCGGATCACCATGCGGCGATACCATGCAGAGTTTGCATAGTTGATATCGTCGCGGAAGATATCATAGGCAAACTTGTTGAAGATATAGTAGTAGAAAGAAAACTGCGTGTCGCCTTCGTAGCCCGCGACTGCGTCTTTGAATGCGTACTTGCGTGTGGTCTTATAGTCTGTGATCTGAACGATCCCGGCGGGCGTTGCAGATAGCACGTCTACTGTGCCCATGTATGCGAAGCCCGGCCGGTCGACGACTGGGATGTTGAAGTGAAACTCAGCCCCTCGATTGTCTCCAAACTTTAGAGGCTGTGGGAGAGAAGACAAAGGCGCAGCGGTCAGAGCTTTGCGAATCTGATCTTGATCCTTTACTGGGAGATTCTTCTCCTTTGCCGCTTTGAACGCCTCCATACAGGCATCTTGCCACTTCTCTCCGCCGCGATCAAAGGCTATGTTCTCTGCGAACTTATGAATGATCTTGCCGACGGTGAGCGCAGTGATGTCTTCCTTAGGCTTGAGGCCGAGGAAGACTGTGAAGAACCAACGGCGCGGACAAGCTGAGATCTTTAATCCAGAAGCGTTGATTGGGATGACAGAGGGAATGCCTTCGTTCGGCAGATCTTTATAGGATAGTTTCATTTTGAGGGATGTTTATTTGAGGAGAAATAGATAGGGCTTTTTAGGCTAACCCCAAGCCAAAGATTACTTAGCCCGCTGACCGAGCTTATATGTGCGCTGCTCGCTCTCGTCGGCCAGACCTTGAAGGAAGTTTATTGTTCCAGAAGATGCGCCTTTGCAGCACTCGTCGACTTCCTTCTGGATGCGCGCTTCAACCTCAAGAAAAATCTTAGGCCATTTGTCGAGCGGCTCTAAGTCACAGAGCCACTTCGCAAGATCGGCGGCTTTGATGTTGCCGCCTGAGATGTCTGGAGATTCACCCAGTCCGATCATGCGCTCGATGATTCCGTCGTAAGCTGTCTCGTAGGTTCCGTATAGATCCCCAAGGAACTCGTGATCCTCAAAGAACGTAGGACCTTGAACGGTATTGTGTTTCTCGTGCGCGGTAAGTTGTGCAGCACGGAACAGTGTAGCTAGGTTGTGCATTTCTTAAACTTAAAGTTCTGAGTTTGGTTGATGATCGACTGAACGTCTATGCCTTTGAGCAAAGGATCGTTTAGGAGACTCGCAAGATCTGTTCCGGTCGGGCGGGTATGGGGAAAGTGCTGAAGGAGAAAGCGTTCGAGTTCTTTGTCTGTCATCTCTTCGACTGGTTTAGGTAGGCCCAGTAAGAGATCGAGTTCGTTGAGAGATTGATTGCTCATAGGTTATAGAACAATACAACAAAGTTTCTTGTGAATGATTCCAGAGTCTCTCATGTCATTGAACGCTTCTTCCGGTGTGTAGTGTAACATGGTCGAG